ATCAAGGCACCTATTACAGTTATTTTGCACCACAGGGCAAGGCTTTTGATATATCTGTTGCACAGTTAAATGGCAGCAATCTATATGGTAAAACAAATCAAACAGCCACGGATTATCATGCCAAGGCTCTGGCAGAGGTTAAAAAGGGCAACATGGTTATATGCTGTATGGGAAAAGGGAGTTGGACAAGCAGCGGACATTTTATACTTTGGTATGGGTTAAACAGTATTGGTAAAGCTCTTATAAACGATCCAAACAGCAATCAGACTACCCGAACATGTGCAGAGCTGGCATTGCTGCAGAACCAAGTCAAGTATTATTTTATAGTAGACGTAGTTAATTGTCAGCATCACTCAGACAATTATTATAAGGTGCAAGCTAAGTATAAATTTGACGATAATACAATGGCATATTTGGTAGCTTATCCGTATGCAGACAGCTTGTTTGCATTAATGTTGCAAGAGGACAAGAATCTGCATAAGTACCAGCTTAATACGATACTGTATATTCTCAGCTATAAGTATGGTAAGGAAGTCTTTTTAAAAATTAATAATAAGTAGGAGGCAAGGAATGTTAAAAGAGAAGTTTTCAAAACTGGTCGATGTCAAATCAATTGTTACCCTGACGATGACGGGAGCACTTGTTGCTTTATTATTTACAAAAATTGAACCTTCCAAGGAACTATTGGCTCTATATTGCACAAGTTATGGATCCATAATTACCTATTTTTTTACGCATAAATAAGCCAAATACATTCATTTGTTTTCTCCAGAAGTCGTACCCTTAATCGTAGTAAAAGGAGATTAATTAAATGGATAGTTTTATAGGTTGGATTGGTGGAAAAAAGCTTTTAAGAAAGGATATTATTAAAAGATTTCCTCCAGAATATGATAGATATATTGAGGTATTTGGTGGGGCAGGATGGATTCTTTTTGGTAAAGGTTATAATGCAAAGCAATTAGAGGTTTTTAACGATGTTAATAGTGATCTAATCAATTTATATAGGTGTATTAAATATCATTGTGCAGAATTGCAGAAAGAATTGAGATGGACAATAGCCTCCAGGGAACTGTTTTTTCACTATAAAAGCCAAATGGAAAAAGAAGTGGGTTTAACGGATATTCAAAAGGCAGCAAGATACTTATGCATTATTAAATATAGTTTTGGAAATTATAAGAAAAGTTTTGCTACAAACGGAAGCGGAAAAGATATATCTAAAACAATCTTATTTCTGCAGGAAGTTCAAGAAAGATTAAAGCATGTAGTAATTGAAAATAAAGATTTTGAGAACCTAATTAAGGTATATGATAGGCCAAAAGCTTTATTTTATTTAGATCCTCCATATGTGAATACAGAAAAGTATTATGATGGAGAATTTAATATGAATGATCATATAAGACTGAATAATGCTTTAAAAAACATAAAGGGGAACTTTATACTCTCGTATAATGACTGTGACTTTATTAGGGAACTTTACAAGGACTTTAAAGTGGAATCAGTTATGAGAAATAATAATTTATCTAATAAACTGGAAAATCGTTTATATAAAGAGGTCTTGATAAAGAATTACTAAAATAACGTATTTGGTGATAATATAACAAAATAAGTTAGAATATACCCACAAGTGTTAGACTTTCACTTAAGGGGATGAAGAATTATGATAAAAATTCATTTATCAAGACTTCTTGGAGAACGTAAGTGGACACAAGCAGATTTGTCAAGAAAAACGGTGATAAGGCCAACCACTATAGGAGAATGGTAT